ACCTTCCGCCAGCACCGAATGGCCCGACATTACCGACAGCCATTGCAGTACCGAGCCCGAGCAATCCGCCCAAGACATCGCCAACACCTGTGGACTTCCTTTGTGTCGTCTGGCCCTCAAATGGTAAGCCTGAAATCGCCGATGACAACAAGCCCGCTTGTCTGAGTGGGAAGTCAACGCCTCTGGCAAACTCACCGAATTGTGCATCGAGACCCGCTTGTCCGAGACCTTGTTGTTGACCGCCAATGCCACCGAGTAAACCAAGCGTTCTGTATTGATCGCCCAACATGCCTGATTGTATGCCTGTTCTGTAGTCACGATCCATCATGCCGAGCTGACTGGCTTTGTCGAATCCTTGTGATCTTAATCCAGCCGCAGTTCTGCCGACAGAATCGTAAAAAGCCCTGTCACTCTCAGCTTCTAATATGCCCGATCTGGAACCGCCAAAAGCACCCGCTTGAATGGCACGATCTTGTGCGCCCATTTGTTGCAGTTGTCTTGCACGATTTAAATCGTTGATCGAAGCATCAATGACTTGTTCCTGGTAGGGGTTTTGATATTGAGAGATGTCCAGTGGGCCAGTTGCCATTCCAGCTAATTCACCCCTTGGGTTGTAGCTCATGGCATCGCCAAACATGCCTCTTGTGGCTTCAAACGTGTCTATTTGATCGGGATTAAATCCTGAAACAAGGTCTCCGCTGTATGGCGTGAATGGAATTTCTGCTGCACTCTTAATGCCAGAGTACGCTTCTAAATATCTTTCCTTGAGTTGTGGATCAAGTTCTGTGGATGCTGTTGCTGCGCCTTTGCTCATAATGTTTTACTTATAATGTGTTCTTTTTTAAATCCGTGTCGTGTTGCGTATCTACTCCATCCGACCCTCCCACCGCCGAAAATCTTTTTGCACTCGGCAATGCGGGCGAAAGTGGTGACTGCTTCTAGTATTTCCTCACAATCCGACATCTTTCCAGCCAAGAACAATAAGTTCATGGCTCGGTATTGTGGGAACTCGACCAATTCTGTGATTATGCAAGATTGCTGGCCTTTTAAAGGGTGGGGCCATAACATCAGCTTTCCTGTTGCTATGCCACGCTCAACATCAAGTATATCCCATTCTTCTTGATATTTTAAGCACGATGACACCAATGGCTTACACCATTCCCATTGTTTCTCCCACGCCTGTCTATGTGACTGAGGTCGTGGAGAGATTTCCTGAGTTGTCAACGCTGAGTTTGTACTTGGTTCCATCTGGACTAATCAATACTAATTCACTTTGGTCGCCGCCATCAATTTCGATTCGTTCGCCTTTTTTAAAAGATTGCCCGTCTCGATATTCAACTTCGCTGACCAAATTATTCATATATCCTCTGTCGTAATTATCGCCTGGTCTTGTGAGTGCTTGTCTTGCCATTATCTTCTGCCTCGATTGGTGACATCCAAACGAATATCGCCCAATTTAAAATCTTGATTTGTGTCTCCTGTTATCGTCATCATCACCTGTCTGCCATTGAATCGGGCATCTTGATAACCGTCTGATTCAAAGGTGAAAGAACCGAAGTCAAACGTCTCTCCCAGAGGCGTATATTTGCCCTTAAAACTAATGGTGACGCCAGGTAGGGTAGATGCTTCGCTGTCAGGAATGATTTGATTACATTGCACATAATTGTCGCCTTTACCGATCTGGATCGCACCCGATGTGGCATAAGGTTTTGTGCTGCCGAGACCAGGACTGTTGAATAGATTGCCCGTATCCATTTTGTAAATGTTTCCGCTGTCGTCACAAGCAATAACGTAGTCAAATATGCCTTCATCGAGATAGCAACCTCGATTCAGTGTGCCAACGGCAAATGTGTTTTCTGCGTAATTCCAGATAATGTATTTGTTTGGCACTTTGCTGTCGCCGCTTGGAAAGAACCACCATATCTCATTGAATGAGCTGTTGTGACCGCCACAGACTGCACCTGAGTATTGTTTGTTGATGTTATCAAAAATAAAATCAGACACGCTGCAAGGAATTTCTCTCACTGAGCCGTCATATAGAAATATGGTTTTCTCGCCAAGCCAAGCAATGAAATTGCCCGCTTGTACGATTGATCTGGCTGAAATGGCTTTGCAGTTCGTACCAGCATCGTTAATGCCATACACGAAAGGTTGGCCCGAATAATAGAGCCTAGCCAAGCCCGTTGAGGTAAATAAGATCATGTCGGTTTGCCATTTAACGCCCGCCAACAGCTCAGAAGATGTCGGCACTTGTAAATCGCCCGCCGTGTTTGTAGAAGCCGCAGTCCATGTGGTCGATGCTTCTCTTGATGACCATTGCACTTTCCTTGGGTCTCCACCCGCACCGAGGGCAATGATGTGTCTTTCATTGCTGACCAATACGCCAGAACAACCCGTGGGTGCATTGGTGAGTGCCACACCCGCTGCATCGGGTGATCCACTTCCCGCATCGGGTCGCCATTGATAAATCTTTCCATCTGACGAGCAGTTAAAAATTAAATACTCGCCCCAGTTGTCAAAGGAATAGGAATGTTTGGCAAATGAAAGCCCTGATTGCGATCTGGCATCTCCATAATCTTCGACATTGTAATTGTATGCGCCATATCCCAATGGGTCAGTTGATTTTGGAGTGGTGAATCCAGATGGTGTGATGTCGTACCAAGTCAGGTTCTCATCCATATAGACATAAACTTTCTCTCTGGTTCCGACCGCAAGTAAGTTATTGCCGTCATTGTCTTTCCAAGAGAATAGGCCAATCGGCGCACCCGTTAAAGCCGATGACTTTAAATATTCCCAACCGCCGATGTTTTTGAGTATGCCGTCTTGAAAACGAATCAGGTTTGAGTCGATCCATCTTCCTTTCGCAGAATACTCAGTACCAGTAGTGACCACACCTGGTGGGGGAGTGACGGAAACGAGGGCCATGATTAATTCGCTGCAATGTACGCTTTACCAGTGGTCACTGCGCCTGTGTAAGCTGTTTTGCTATCACTAGAGCCTTTAACGTCAGGCGTATCATCGTCTGAATCAACAGGTGCATACTCTAAAATAATTTCGATGTGGTCTACGTTACGTTGTACCGCGTCGTTTATTTCAGCTTGAGTCATTCCTTCGACTGCTGCTACCGCAGAAGCATCTGTATTGATTGCATTAATCAAAGTTACGCTGTCTGTGGCTGCTGTTAAGACTTCATTTACTGTCTGTGCCATTTTTTATTCCTCGTTATTGTTTAATTGTTGTTTTAATTCCTCAACTTCTGCTGAGAGTTCTTGAACTGCTTTAATCAGTGGAAAAATATAATCAGAAGGACCAATTTCTTGTTGTCCATCTGGTTTTTCTCCCCAAATACCATCATAGTGTTCTATATTTAATTCATCTATAGCTTCTTTTACTTCTTGTGCTATAAGACCAATTTTTTTATTAGGTGTTGTAGGTGTGGTGTCATTAGGATTATGTGATTCCCATTCTTCAGGAAACTCTGAAGGTGCTTTCCAGTTAAAGATAACTGTTCTTAGTTTGTTTATAAACTCTAAACCCATACTGTTATCTTCAATATTTGTTTTTTTACGAGCATCTGAAACTTGATCCCAAGTTGCATCATCTAAAAAGTCGTTTCTAACATGACCACCAGAAGCACCAATATGTACTGCATTATTTGTGGTTCCGACAAAATCTTGTCCAATAACAAAACGTCTGTCTGATGTAGCAGAACCTGTATCCGTATTATAACCAATACATAAATTATAATTACCAGTAGTAATACTGTCTCCCGAAGTTCTACCAAGCGCAGTATTTTGAGTGCCTGTGGTTAAAGCTCCTAAAGCTGCTCCACCCAATGCTGTGTTGTGTGTTCCCGTTGTTGCAGCATCTAGTGCATAAGCACCAATTGCTGTATTGTCTGTACCTGTAGTGTTTACGGCTAAAGCTGACCTACCTACAGCCGTATTAGGCTCGCCAGTAGTGTTAGCATTCATAGAATTATACCCAACCGATGTGTTATCATCAGCCGTTGTTTGTGATTCAAGGGCAGCCATTCCTATCGCTACGTTGTATCTACCATCTGTAAGTGCATTTGCTGCAGTACGACCTACTGCTACGTTTCTTTCGCCTGTTGTTGAAGTAGTCAAAGCTTCATAACCTATAGCAGTATTCCACGAACCAGTTGTACAAGCGTCTAGTGATGCTGCACCAATTGCTACGTTTTGTGTTCCTGTGGTGTTTGCTGCTAAAGCACTTGAGCCTAATGCCGTGTTGTTTGAAGCAGTGGTATTTGCTGAAAGACTGAAATAACCTATTGAAGTGTTGCCATCGCCTGTGGTATTAGCATCTAAGGCATTAGCACCATATGCTGCGTTTGAAGCACCTGTGGTGTTTGTAGACATTGCAGCATAGCCGATTGCTGTGTTATTACTTGCTGTGGTATTGGCATCCAAAACTAATGCACCAATCGCTACGTTGTTTGCACCTGTGGTATTTAACTTTAAAGCTGCTTTACCAACTGCTACGTTGTTTGAAGCTGTGGTATTGGCATATAAAGCACTAAGTCCGACTGCTGTGTTTGATGCTCCTGTTGTGTTTGTTGACATAGCACCTTGACCGATTGCTGTATTCTCACTAGCTGTGGTATTCGCATCTAAAGTAAGAGAACCAATAGCAACATTGTTTGCACCTGTGGTGTTTACTAATAAAGCGTTTTTACCAACCGCCACATTGTTCGAAGCTGTCGTGTTGGTGAGTAAGGCATTATGACCTATCGATGTATTTGCTGCTCCAGTTGTATTTGCGTTTAAACTATTTTTACCCATAGCAGTATTGTTATCCGCAGTAGTGTTCGCAGTTAAAGAGCCTTGCCCTACTGCGGTATTTGCTGTTCCTGTGGTGTTCGCTCCTAGTGCTGCATAACCCATAGCTGTATTGTTATCTGCGGTAGTGTTTGCATCTAATGCATTCCTTCCCACTGCCGTATTTTCTGCGCCTGTTGTGTTTGCTGCTAAAACATTATAGCCGAGTGCTGTATTGTTACTGCCTGTAGTATTTGCTGCTAGTGTAGATTCTCCCAACCCAACATTTGCATTACCCGTTGTATTTGCTGTTAAAGATAAATAACCCACTGCGGTGTTGTAACCAGC